GAAAATAAAGGCAGATATGATCAACGCCATGTACAAGGAAATGAAGGGAATGAAGAAGGACGATCTAATGGCCGCTTATGATGCTATTAAGTCCTCGATGGATGGTGAAGAAGACGAAGAAGAAATGGAAGAAGCATTCGCAACGGATCTTAAGGTTCTTGCTGACGCAGATTCTAATCTTACCGAAGACTTCAAAGCCAAGGCATCTACTCTCTTCGAAGCTGCTGTTGCAAACAAAGTCGCTACGATCAAGGAAGAACTCGAAAATACATACGAAGATTCTCTTCAAGAGGAAGTCGTATACATTCGCGAGACTTTGATCGAAAAGATCGACAACTACCTCACATATGTAGTTGAAGATTGGATGAGCGAAAACCAAGAGTACGTTGACAACAAGTTGCGTACAGACATTGCTGAAGACTTCATGAAGAACCTCAAGGATCTATTCGTTGAGAGTTACATCGAAGTACCAGAAAGCAAGGTTGACTTGGTTGATAGTCTCAGCGAAGATGTTGAAGCAACTAAGAGTGAACTCCTCACGATATCTGAAGAACGCGATTCACTCGCCTCTCAGATTGTAGAACTTCAACGTGAAAAGATTATTTCCGAAGCAACTTCGGAACTGACTTCTACACAATCTTCAAAGTTTGTCAAACTACTAGAAGGTATCGAATTCGTCGATGCATCTAACTTCGAAACTAAGGTTTCGGTAATCAAGGAATCTTTCTTTAATGAGGAAGAGCCCGAACAAGAGTTGGAAGAAGAAGTTTCTTCTGACGAAACAGAAATTATCGTCGAAGGAGAAGGAAATCCTAATGCAGAATTGTCTCCGACAATGCAGAAGTATTTGTCTTCCCTAAGCCGAATTCAACAAAACATCCACAACAAGTAATTAATTTACTTACAAAATAAAGGAAACATAAAAATGTTTAACGCAGAAAACGACATAAAAAAATGGGCTCCTGTACTCGATCACTCTGACGCTCCCGAGTTCAAGGACAACTACCGCAGAGCCGTAACAGCCAAACTTCTTGAGAACACAGAGCGTGCTCTTAACGAAGAAAAGGGTGTCAACGGAATGCTTAACGAAAATCAGACGACTACAGGTTCCGTTGTAAATTACGATCCCGTACTAATCTCTTTGGTTCGCCGTGCGATGCCAAACTTGATCGCATACGACGTTGCTGGTGTTCAGCCGATGTCAGGCCCAACGGGTTTGATCTTCGCAATGAAGGCACGTTATGGAGATGGTACTCCAATCGTAACTACCGATACAGAAGCACTATTCGACGAAGCTGACACAGACTTCTCTGGAACAGGAACACACACTGGAACAGATCCGATGGCCGCAAGAGGTGTCGATTCTCCAGAAGTTGCATACACAAGTGGTACTGGTGCTGCTACAGCAACTGCTGAAGCTGCTGATCCTGCTGAACTCGGTTTCACAATCGAAAAGGCAACTGTAACTGCAAAGACACGTCAGTTGAAGGCAGAATACACGATGGAACTCGCTCAAGATCTGAAGGCAATCCACGGATTGGACGCAGAATCTGAGTTGGCTAACATCCTCTCTTCCGAAATCCTCGCTGAAATCAATCGCGAAGTTATCCGTACAATCAACAGCACTGCCAAGACTGGTGGAGCAAACGTTGGTACAGACGGTCTTTTCGACTTGGTTGCAGACGCTGATGGACGTTGGGCTGTTGAAAAGTTCAAGAGCTTGATCTACCAGTTGGAAGTTGAAGCTAACGCTATCGCAAAAAACACTCGTCGCGGAAAAGGTAACTTCGTTATCTGCTCTAGCAACGTTGCTTCTGCTTTGGCTGCCGCTGGTCAACTTGACTATTCTTCTAACATCAGTGCTAACCTCAACGTTGACGACACCGGAAACACATTCGCTGGTGTACTCAACGGTAAGATGAAGGTTTACGTCGATCCATACACAACGGCTGATTACGCCACTGTTGGATTCCGTGGATCTAACCCTTACGACGCTGGATTGTTCTACTGCCCATACGTTCCTCTCACGATGGTACGTGCAGTTGATGAAACGACCTTCCAACCGAAGATCGCTTTCAAGACCCGTTACGGTCTACAACAGAATCCATTCGTTGCTCTTACTGCTGGGCCTGGTACAGCAAACACGAACGACTACTTCCGTAGTATTCGTGTTGGTAACATCAACGTAGGTGGACAGAGCTAATCTAATTAGTTCATAATCTTTGGAAGGGTCTCCGTTTGGAGACCCTTCTTTTTTATAAATACATCTATGGCGGGACTTACAACAAATTTTAATTTTCTTTCACCCACTGGATTTCGTCTTACGATCAACCGTAATCGATTTGCGAATGTTGAGTATTTTATTACAGGATTTACGATCCCATCAGTGACTTTGGGTGAATCTGCTCAGGGGTTTAGAGGACACACCTCTTTTCAGGCTGGGGATACTGTTGGATTTGATTCTCTTTCTCTTCGTTTTGCGATTGATGAAGACATGAAGAACTATACCGAAATCTTCGATTGGATGATTAAGAATCGAGATGTTGGACTGGACTTTTCTGATATGATCTTAACGGTTCTCTCAAATCACAATAATGGAAATAAAGAGTTTCAATTTCATGATGCATTTCCAACTTCTTTAAGTGGTGTAGAGTTCACCACACAGGCAACAGACGTAGAATACTTACAAGCCGACGTTACATTTAGATACAGCGAATTTAATATTATAAAGTAATAAATACTTTTATATGATGACACTTGATGAAATCCTTGCGATGTGGAAGAAGGACTCGCAAATCGATACAGTATGTTTAGACGAAGCCTCGAAAGAGAACAGTAAGAATCACGCAAAATATCTTGAATTGCATAGCATAATTAAGTTGCAACTCAAAAAGAAGGAGATGGCTCAAAAGGTTCTATTGCGTGATAAATGGTTACACTTCTCGGGTAAACTCTCTAAGGAAAAGATCGAGGAGTATGGATGGCCGTATGATCCGTTCAATGGACTCAAAGTTTTGAAGTCTGACTTTCACTACTTCTTTGAATCCGATGAGGATCTACAAAAGAGTGAAGAAAGGATTGCCTACCTCAAAACTCTAGAGGAAACTCTGCGAGAAATCGTTGACAACATTAAGTGGAAACACCAGTCCATTAAAAATGTTCTTGAATTTCAGAAGTTTACTTCTGGTATGTAATGCTAAAGGTTTCTAAAGAGAACGAAGCGAAGTTAATCATCGAGTCGGAAGATTCTGGTATACTTCGTGAATTGTATGAGTATTATACCTTCTTTGCGGATGGATATAAATTCATGCCGGCCTATCGCAATAAGTTTTGGGATGGAAAGATAAGACTCTTTGATCTTCGAACACAGCAACTTCCCTATGGACTACTCAATCAAACATTAGACTTCGCAACAGAACGAAGATACGATATCAATGTTGACGAATCAATAAGGTTTTCATGGCCGGAAAAAGATGATCTCAAAAAATACATCGAAGAATCTCATATTTCTATCAACGGCAAGTCTATTAATCCTCGGGATTATCAGTTGGATGCCTTCATCCACGCTGCTCGTCATAAAAGATGTATTCTTCTATCTCCGACAGGATCTGGAAAATCTCTTATCATATATCTTTTGGTGCGTTATTTTCTCGACAATTCCAATAAGGGATTGATCTCATTGATCGTTGTTCCGACTACATCTTTAGTAGCTCAGATGTCAAAGGACTTTGCGAACTACTCCGCTCTTGATGATACCTTTGATGCCGAATCGGAGATACATCAAATCTATTCCGGAAAAGAAAAATTTAACTTTGATGCATCGGTTGTAATTACTACCTGGCAGAGCGCAATCAAACTACCACCTCAATGGTTCTTTCAGTATGGCATGGTGATAGGTGATGAAGCCCATACATTTAAAGCAAAGAGTTTGACTACGATTATGAATCGTTTGGTCAATGCAGATTATCGCATAGGAACTACCGGAACACTAGACAATGCGATGGTCAATCAACTTGTGTTAGAAGGTAATTTTGGGCCACAATACAAAGTCACAAGTACAAAGGAACTTATCGATTCAGATACTCTCGCTCAATTGAACATTAAATGTTTAGTTCTGAAGTATCCGGATGAATCACGAAAGATCGTAAAGCCTTTGAAATATTCCGATGAAATTGATTACATTGTATCCTACGAGAAGA